CTATCCGTGGGTCTTGTTTAAGACAAGTAATGGAAAGAATTCGTATATTCAGGTAATAGATGGGCGATATGTTCTTGATCCTTGCCTCCTTACTGCTGTGAACTCTAGAATACAAGAAGGTCTTGCAGGTAGAAGAACTTTAACATTATGGAGCGATACTCTTAAGGATGAGAAAATCACTCATGAAAAATTGCAATATAACAAAATTCGATTATTCGCATCGTGTCCTCTTGATTATTTGATAACAGTTCGCATGTATTTTGGCGAATTTGTTAATGCTATGCGTGAGCTTGGTTTAGATTCTAGTGTTGCAATCGGAATAAATGCACACAGTTTTGAATGGTCTCAATTGTATTTTAATCTGAAGAAACAATGCATTGTTGGAAAAGAAAATAAAATCTTTGCCGGAGATTATTCTAACTTTGATCATTCACTGTATCGGTCTGTAGGCATTAGAGTACTTAGAATAATTAATGAATGGTATGGCGTTAGTGAACATAACAAGGTGCGATCTGCTTTGTTCCAAGAAATCTGGAATGCTTATCGTATAGGTCCTCACCATGTTTATGTATTATCAGCTGGTAATCCATCCGGTAATCCACTTACGTCTGTATACAACTCAATGTGTAATTTTTTGATGACAAATTCCGTTTTGATGAAACTGGGAGTTATGTCAAAGAAACACGTGTATCCCTTGGTTGCATATCCAAGCATATTTTATGGTGATGATAATGTCATTGCATTGCCACCTGATAGTAATGTTACTTATCAGTCACTAGAAAATGCTTATTATGACTTGTTTATGATGAAATATACTCGATATGATAAACAGGAAAGCGTGGTGTCTTATGATACGCTTGAAACAATCACATTTTTACAACGAACTTTCTCAATTGTTGCGGGTGATTCATTTATCGAAGCTAGATTGCCTTTAAGTACCATTTACGAAATATTGTATTTTAAAAATAGGAAACAACCAGAATTGCAATCCCTGCAGGCTGCAATTCAAAGTTGTTTTCTAGAGTTATCTCATTATTCTGTAAATGTTTACAATAGAGTTTATGACATTGTTTTAGCAATAATAAATAAGCATGCATTAGATCTTACATTACCTAAATATGGTGAGATGTATGATTTAACACATGTTCGATATGAATAATCTCATATCAATCCTCCTGGAGATGAGGATTTAAAAGCTCTACTAATAGTCGTGAGACTTTAAATTATTTTCCAAATAATCCAAATACAATTACTTTACAAACAAATAATCATTCCGGTGATCGTTCACAAGATGAGTCAGTTATAACAGTTACATCATTGAATACAACTTTAAACGATCAGGTAAATATTACTACAAATGAATCTCAAACGCTTCCACCTAATTTTTTAATGAATATGGGTCCTCCTTCTGGTCTCGACTATTCATTAACCCGTCTTTGTCTTGTTCGAACTTTGACTTGGACCGTTGGCACTACATTTTCCACCAGTATATTTGAAATGCCTGGTGATTTAATAGAAGCTTCAGTTTTTCTTAAACAGAAATTGAATCACTTTGCATATTTCAGATTTGGACTTGAATTTGAAATTCGCGTGAATTCTACTCGATTTCACTACGGGGCACTTGTTGCTTCATATTCTCCTTTTAGGTCTACTGAAGTTCAAAGAATTGTTGAATGTAGTGGCAAACCTCATGTTATAATTAGTGCAGGAACTTCTGCTGCTGTTACTCTTAAAGTTCCATTTATTTGGTATACTCCGGCAATAGATTTATCAGATGAACAAACTCAATATTCTGAATTGCGTCTAATCGAACTAGCTCCATTGCGAGCAGTTGGCACAGACATAAGTACAAGTGTGAGTGTTAGTGTCTTTGCACGCTTTGTTGATCCTGAAGCTTTTGTGTATACTACTCG